AAATTATCGTAGGGTGTGAGGGTAATAGTATTTCCCAAATGCCAATGCTGCCAATCCATGCTGTTTCTAACAACGATATGATGTTTAAGTTCTTGTTCGGTGGCAAAGGACAATGTCTTTGCATGATCAATTATGCCAGCAAACTTTTCTTTCGTGAAATAATTGCTGTGATAATAATGTTGTTGTTTGGAAACTTCAATGATATCTTCGCCAAAATGATTTAATGTTATACAAGCGTCATGTGGATTACGCATGAGCATTTCGTCACCGTTGGCCCCAGACAATAACACCTCCGGAGTTCGCCAATACTGCAAACTTTTGTAGGCCCAGAATTGTTTTAATTTAGACCTGTTGTGACACATAAAATAATCTAAATCAAAGTGTTCATAATTTACTAATTCGTAAGGAATGCCATGCTTAACCACATAAGCCGCCAACAATAGTGTATCAACTCCACCTGTTAAAAACAATTTTACAGGTTTATCAAATTTAAAATTTAAAATTGACTGTTCAATTGTAGTGTTTATTTGGTCAATAATCTTGTCGTCTGTTAGATCTAATTTAACAAATGTTGGTTCTGCTGTTTTAGTTCGTGTAATACTGTCTGTTGTTATAGAAACATCTCCTACAAAAAATTCAGGCAGGTGCAATAAATTAGAAACTATAAATTTTTCATCATTGATAAAGATAGGAAAGGTCTGTCTTATCCCTGTTGTTAGTTGTACCGAATTAACTGTGTATTGTATCTTGCAAGACTTACCTTCATGCCCTTTGGATATAGTTGAGTCTGTTACAGCCCATCCATTATCAAAGTCAACAAAGAACTCTCCCCATCGAATATGATTTGGAAAATCGTTGTTTTTTTGTTTGCTTATAGAAAAAAACATTATACAGTTCCTATGATCATCCAGCGAGTATACAACTGTGTTTTTAACATGCCTGACCAAAGTTCTGTTAGGTGGCTCTGTTTTTTAAATTCTTCTAGTGTCTGTGCAATTCTAACATGTTCCGGAATATCATAGTTGTTACTTTGCAGTACAACAATACTGTCTTTGGGTAATCTTGCTAACCAGGTTTCATATTGCTCTTGTGTAATATGCTCGCAACTGGTGTTGACTATGACATTACCACTTACTGGAACAGTACACATGTCACCTGTAATAGCTCTAAACTTTCCGTCAATTTCTTCATGCTTATTCATCATGGTAGCGATGGGTTCGCATGTAGGATCAATATCCACACTACAAATATAACGTGCAGGTATCTTACTTTGAAATATCATGCTGGCTAATACTCCAACCCATCCTCCGTGGATGTCGATTCTAGAGGGACTATTGACTAAAGGTTGCAGATTCTCAATCAGCCATTCTTTACTTTGCATCTGGCCTCGCCAAAATGCATCAAGCGTTCGTTTAGGATCAGGGCTTTGCCTAATAGCCTGCATCCAATAGTGTAAGTGTTCGGTATCTATTTTCATATTGCAACATCTTCTGCTATAAGATTCGCTATTGCGTTGGCTGTTTTTATTCCCGGATGTAGTAAATCTCTACCCAAGTCTATATGCGATGATGTTTTTTTACATTTTAGAATTTTAGTGGTTTCGCTACACCAAGAGTATTCAAGATATTGACATTTATCTTTCCACATCAATCGGCTTATTTTGCTGATAAACATTGCATTAGCAACAGCATGATTATCATTCTTAAGCCATACGTCAATTAAAGAGTTAGGTTTCATGTCCCACGGCCCGTGCGGCATAAATTTGAATTTACCATATTCGACTATTCGTTTGTAAGTAGGCCAGATTACAATAACGCCTTTTGGGGCAGGGTATCCATCGTGCAGTATTGATAAATTGTGTAGATTGAATAGCATTGATGAAGCACCAACACCCATGTTAATAACAGGGATATCTAACTGTTGCTCTAGACGATTGGTAATGGTATCTTCCTCATGCAATCCGATGCCATTTGTTACCGAACATCCAAACATTACTATAGAATTTTTCCAATCCACTTCTTTAAATTCTTTAGTTCTGTATCCATCAGAGTTGTAGTTGTACTGTATCTTGTTATTTCGATAATACCAATCGACTGGTTGCTTTTTTAAATTTTCAAGAAATGTACTTTTTATATCAGATCCGGCCCATTCATTGCCGTCGTTGGCTACATGTAGGAATTTATTATTTCTAATTCTATTAGGTATTGTATCAAAAAACTTATTAAACATTTTTAACCTTGGGTATTTTGCTATCAGCTGAACTAACACATTGATCTGTTATACAAATCTTCGGTGAAGAAAATAAGGTAAAATTCTCAATCAAGCCTAACGATTCTTCCTTACAACTATATGCCCGTTTAACTTCATTACCTCTTATTATAACACTTTGATAACCACTATTGCAACTCCAACCTCGAAATTTATTAAAATCAAAAGCATTAAATCTTTCCGCTTGATCAAATAGATATTCTTGGCCTGTATGATCATACAGTGCAACTTGATAAACCTCTTCACCGATAGAACGTTGCGGAAACCCTGTCTGCATCTTGTGTATCATATCTTTGGTGTACCCGTCAATAATATTACTAGCAGTCGGATCGCTTTGCGGTTTTAGTGTCACATTGATTCCACGATCATGCAATCGTTCCATCCTATCGTAGAGTTCGTAGAATTTTTCAGGAACCATAACTTGGTTAACAGTTACGTGTACTAATTCATACTGTAATTGTAAACATTTATCTCCAAACTCTTGTTCGCGGGCAAACTCATCATGGAATGATGCTGTGATACTTCTACGTTGTAACAATGATGTGTTAGCACACCAAGTTTTCCACCACTTTGACCCTGGACTCAAATTTGTGGTCATGTGTATGCTTTGATATGTGCTTTCTGTTTCGTCTAGGTGCTTGACCAAATCCGTTAATTGTTTATAAGCAGTGGGTTCACCCCCACTGAAGCTCCAATGAAATTCATTGAATCCATTTTGGCGAGCTTGTTTTTTGATTTCGTCTATGGCGTTGGTATAGACATCAAATGGTTGATAATCTATTTTGTCACTACGGGCATAGGGCCAACAGTAACTACAGTTATAATTGCAGAAACGACCCAAAATCCAACTGGTGGAAAATAATGGGCGATGCAACATAGTGCGTTGACCAAATCTTATTATATTATCGAATGGTATCTTTGTGAAGTCTTGCGTCATAATCTGCCAGTATTTAACTACAAAAGTCTTGACCTTTTGCGTTTGCGGTTATATACTATATGTGTGGTCGTGAGTGGAATGGTATACCTCCGGTCCGTTGTGAAACGCATTTGGGCAAGGGCAACGTCTTAGACATCGCTTTGTAGGTTCGAATCCTACCGACCACACCAGATACTACGATAAGTAGAACTACATAACTAAAAGGAAAAAGATATGTCAAACACAGTAGAACAACTCAAAACAGACTTCGAAGCATTCTTAGCCGAGGACGCAAAATTCACAGCAGGTAACGGTGCAGCAGGTACTCGTGCTCGTAAAGCACTTCAAGAAGTGGCCAAGGGTGTTAAAGCTCGCCGCAACGAAATCACAGAAGAAAAGAACGCTCGCAAAGAAGCCAAGGCTTAAAGATGAGCAAGCAAGATCTTGACGATCCCGGTGTAGGCATCATTGCACAGGATAGCTGTAGTTTAGATCTAGGTTACGGTGCTGTCCCTCCTGACTATGGTAACATCAGTTATAGTGGCGGCATCGATACTATCACCATAGATGCCAGCACCATGTACAGTTCAAATACTATTACTTTACCAAGTACAACTATCGCCAATGGTGGATATACCATCGGTAGCGCAGGCAGTACTATGTATACCACAGGTACCTACAACTGGAATACTACAACATCTCCAAGTGTCAATATCAGCAGTGATGGCATTGACATGGCCGCTGGCACTGATATCAAAGTAGATGGCAAAAGTCTCAAAGAGTTTATGTCTAAGATGGAAGAACGCTTGGCCATACTTATACCTGACCCTAAGAAACTAGAACAGTTTGCTGCACTTAAAAAAGCCTACGAACACTACAAGCTAATGGAACAACTCTGTCAAGAACCACCTAAAGAAGATTAAATATATGGATGTTCGTCTATTATCCTATTCACAACCAACAGAGGAATTTAGAGATCTGGGTCTCTCAGATGCGCAGGAACTCATTGCGTATTGCGCCCGTGTCAGCAATCCCTCCAATCAACTCAACACAGACACATCCGAAAAACTCATCAGATACTTGGTCAAGCACCAACACTGGAGCCCACTTGAAATGGTCTCCGCCTGTATCGAAATCACCACAACAAGAGACATTGCTAGACAAATCTTGCGACACAGAAGTTTTAGTTTCCAAGAGTTCAGTCAGCGATATGCTGACCCTACTAAAGATCTGTCGTTTGTATGTAGAGAAGCACGGTTACAAGATCCAAAGAACAGACAAAACAGTGTCGACGTTGATGATCAACTTCTACAAAACGAATGGTACAGAGCTCAACAACGGGTTATCTATGCAGCCAAAAGAGAATACGAATGGGCTATTGCTAACGGCATAGCCAAGGAGCAGGCTCGAGCTGTGCTACCAGAAGGACTTATCGAAAGCCGCTTATATATGAATGGTACACTACGTTCATGGATACACTTTATCGAACTACGTTCAGCAAATGGTACACAAAAAGAGCATCAAGAAGTGGCCGTTGCCTGCGCCAAAGTTATTTCAACAATATTCCCTATGAGCGAAAGTCTAGTACAAAATGGATGAACTTAACAAATTCTGCGAAAACTATGAAGTACGTGTGCTCAACGATTCCAAGCGTAGGGCACGATATCATCCTGCTAGATTTTTTACAGATCCCATGAGAGCAGATATAATTGAAAAAGACACATTGAATTTTGAAACTGAAAAGGTCTACACCGTAGAAATTCCAGAAGGTAGACTTCGCACCTTAGTTGAAATGGAGCGCAAATTCTTTAATTATGTTGAACATCACAATAAGCCGATTGACATGTTTCAAACACTTATGGACAAGGAACGTGAAGAAGCACATTACCGGCAT